CTAGACCCTTTTTCCATTGCTCGCGATCGACCCGCATTTTGATATCAATCAGGCCGATCGTTGCCATTGTCTACCCTTCGCCCTGGTCGTCGCCTGGTGCAGGCCCTCGAGCTCGGCGACCTGGTGCAGGCCCTCGAGCTCGGCGACCTGGTGCAGGCCCTCGAGGGGGTCGCCCTGGTCGGTTTAGCTCGATTGATCGGGAACGATTTCGCCGCTTTGCGCTAGGTGTATAAGGCCGCGCTCGTCAAGACGCGCGGCGGTGTAGGTGTCATACGTGAACAAGAGCGGCATTGCGCGTACCGCTTGCGGATCGCCAGCGCCCGAAAGCGTGCTATCTATTGTGGCGAACGGGTTGCCGTCGGACTGAACAAAGACCGCCATCCCAAGCCGCTGCCGGCGCGGATTGCCGGGCCGCGCCGGGCCGTATTGGATGAATTGCGCGGCGATCGTTCCGTGTTGGATTTCATCGCCCGGAACCTGTAAAAACAGCGCGCCATTTTTCAGGCCGGCCGGTTTCTGTACTAGCGCGGACTGGCAATCGTAGGAGCCACACGCGCGTTGCAAGTAGATCATCTGATCTAACGTCTCAGGCCCGTCGTCGCCGCCGAATCGAATCAGGCCCTCGGTTGTGCGCAGCATGCGGCACGAGACGACGCCGCCGACGGTGAGCGTCCCGCGTACGACCAGGTTGCCATCGATGACGACGTCGCCCATTGTGTCGCTCTCCATTGTCGCCCTGGTGCAGGCCCTCGAGCTCGGCGACCTGGTGCAGGCCCTCGAGGGGATCCGGCGACGACCAGGCCGGCGTCGCGTTACATACCGCGCGCTTGTTGCCGCGCAATCATCGCATGCATAACCGCGGAAATTTCCGACCAGGTCGGTTTCGGTTTCCGCCGCTTGCGTGACACTGGCAAAAAATCATCCAAAGTCGCGCGGCATTTTTTGCCGCCCCATACCTGCGCCATCGTGAGGCAGATCCGGGCCGCTTGCCAATAGCCGTCGTCGATCGGTTCGATTCTGTCAAACGCGATCCATTCGCTGAGCTCGTCCGACCCAATCCGGGCCATTAACTCGCGACGCGTCATACAGAGAGCGCGGGCGAGTCGGAATGACCATTGCCGGAAGGGGTCGTTTCTAAGTTTTTTTCCAGGTCGTCGACGTCGCGCTTTGTGATGCGATTGAGCCGCATTGCCGCATCAAAAATCCGATCGAGCGCCGCGGCCGATTTCTCGCCGAGCTCGGCCGCCTCGGCATCGGTAAAGAGCCGGGCGCCGGTGTCATCGCAGACGGTCGCCGCGGCGGTTCGCGCTCTGATGTTGGTCGCGCGATCGTTTAGAAAATCGCGCTCGAATCGGTCGCGTTCGGCGCCCGTCATCGTGCGCACTAGGACGTCGCCGCCCCACTCAGGCACGCGCACGACTTCGCGCGGCAGATCGTCGGCCGCGAGAATGTCCGCCTTAGATAGTGGCATGGATCCCGCCTTTATTCGTTGCCCTGTAACACGGTGCCCGCGCCCATTGAAAACGGAGCGGTCGCGCTTCCGGTTGTGATCGGCGTCGTTACGCGCAGCACGACGTCCGCCATCCAATTGTTTTCGGCTTCGCCGCCCTTGCGGTTGTACGTTTTGACCCACGCGCCAAACTGGAAATAAGGCCGCGTGGTCGCGGATTGAGTGTTCAAGATGATTCGATAATTGCGAACCATGCCGGTAGCCTGGTCGGCTTGCAATTGCGTTTGCGTGGTGTCGGTTGGATTGCCTTGCAACGAAAACGAGAGCTCGCCGTTATCGGGGATGAGTGACCCGCGAGTCTCCTGAACTTGGCTCTGTAGATTCGTTTTCTTAACCTCGGCCGCTTCGGAATTGGGGCCGTCGAATTGCTCGAGCCCGGCGATATCGGTAAATGTGCCCGGCGTCGCGCCCTCAACTTGAACCCTAGTATCCTCAGTCGGGATAACGACCGCGCTTACGAACGGCATAGGGCCCTCAATTCTGTGTCAGTATGAGAACGCCGGAATGGGCACGTAGTAGTCAATGCGGATCGTCGTTTGGATTCGAAAGATGATTTTTTCGGATCCGTCGTCGGGGTAATAGGGTTCTAGGTCGAGCTCGTCCAGTTTTTTCGCCCAGCGCACAAACAGGCCGAAGAATTGACCGCGGAACCCGTCGAAAATCGGCCGGAGGGCTCGAGTCACTGTCGCGCAATCGGCGAGCCGCAGACCCTCGGCGACAATTTCGACCCGCGCGACTGACGTCCCGTCGGGCCCGCTCAATATCTGCGCGGGGATGTCGCTTTGGATTGCGTAGACAATGCGCGGGAGCGCTGCGAGTTGCGGGGGTCGATGGCCGCCGTAGATATCATCTCCTACGATCGCCGTGATGTCATTTGACGCCGCGAGCGCGTAGCCGATTGCCTCGCGCAGGTCGGCGGCGAGAATCGGCGCCGCCGCGCCGCCGGGGAAATAGGTCGGCGCGAAATAGCTCGGCGCGAAATAGCTCGGCGGGAACATCGCGACGAGCGCGGATCCGCCTGGTGTAACGATGACGGCGAATGAAGCGAACGGAACGCCGGCCGCTATCGGGATCGGAGCGGAAAACATAGCGCCCGGTTATCCGATTACTAGGTAGTACCATCGATACTGCGTTGACGCTGCGAGCGCCGTTGTGCCGACGTTAAGCGTCCAGCCGCCGGCCGATATGCCGCCCTGGTCCGCCCATACCTTCGCCGCGCCGGAGAGCAGCGCCGCGGCGGTGTTCGCCGGCGTCAAAATGATCGTTTTGGGCCCGCTCGTGTAGGGACTAGAAAACGACATTGTAGCGACTAGCGCCGAGGGGGCCGGCGACGTCCCGGTGTTGAGCACTACAACGCCATCGGCGTCGGTGCCCTGCACGACCAGGCTTGGCGATGTGCCCGCGCCGCTTCCGCCGCTTGCCGAGGGAACGTTACTCGGTGTTGAGCTCGCCGCGGTGTAGGGTCTGCCCTTGGCATCGAACCCGTAGAGAACGGCCGTGCCGCCGGGGTTCGTGATTTGTTGACAGTCGCCGGTATTGGCCGCGGCCGGGCGGATTGTGAACGCGACGCCGCTCGCCGAGCTCGAGTAGAGCAGACCAGCCGCGCCGCCGAACGCGCCGGCGTTGTTGTACTGCACATTACCCGTTGCGCCGGCGGGAACGGTCGGCGGCGTCGCCGCAATGGTGATGCCGCCGGCGGCCGGCGTAATGGTGATATTGGCGCCGGCCGTTAATTGCGCGAGCGCGAACCCGGATCCGTTGCCGATCAGTAGCGACCCGTTCGCCGCGGCGTGCGCGTCGACGCCGGTTCCGCCGTATTGCGCGGCGACAATCGCGCCTTGCCATGCGCCGGTGTGTGCGCCCGCTTGCGATATGGTCGCCGCGCCGATCGTCACCAGGCCGGACGCGCGATTGATTTGGAGCCAGTCGCCGGCGAAGCCGCCGGAGTCGGTCCGCGCCTCGAGCAGAAAATTCGATCCGGCGTTTGCGCCGCTCTCCGGGGAGTTATCGACGCGCACAAGCCATCGGTTGACATTAGCCGTGCGATAGGCAAGGTCGCGCACTTGCGACGTCGCGCCGTTAATGTTGATCGTCGGTTGCCCGGTTCCGTCGCCGAACCCCACGCTGTCAACGAACGTTTTCCCGCCGGCGATCGATTCCGCGCCGACGGTGTGCACAACGCCGGTAAGCGCTGCGCCGGATCCGTTCGGCGCGAGATAGTCGGTACCCGCCGCGGCCGTCGATAGCGCTCCGGTACCCGTCGTAACCTTGACCAGGCCCGTCGCGAGCGTCGCCAGAATTTGAGCATCGGCCGGAGCGTTCGCCGCCGTTTGCACAATGTAAGACGCAAGGCCGCTAGCCGTCGCCGCAAGATCGGCGACCAGGTTAGTCACTTGCGATTGTGCGATATTGGCCGATAGGCCGGCGGCGTCGCCGGCGATGTTGCCGACAATTTTGGATCCGGCGAGCGACGTTATCCACGCCGGATCGTCGTAAGTGTCCGCGGAGCTAATCGACGTCTCCTCGAGAGCATTAACCGCATCTTGAATCGCCTCGAGCATTCCGGCCGTTAACGACACCGTGACGGTATCGCCCGGAGCGAAATTGATTGCGCTTTGACCCTCCACTACCGATAGCCCGGTGAGAGTATCGCCGGTTCGCCCGGTTGCGCGAAAAACGGTTAGCCTCGAGGGATCGGCGACCAGGCCGTTAGAGTTCAAGCCGCTCGCTTGGATAACCAGGATCCTAACGGGGGAGCTCGGCGAGACTGTACCGAATAGCGACCCGGAGCCCGCGGCGATCGTAATGGACGTCGCGCCCGCCATGCACGCCGCGGCGACTGTCGTCGACAGGTTGGAAATTGGGCAATCAAAAATGGTCATAGTCGCAACGTTGCCCTCGAGAAAATCACTCAGGTCGGGAGATTAAGCGCGATCGTTGTACGGTTGCCGTCGGTGGTGGTGCCCGCGGTTATGCGCGTCGCCGTGCCGGCGGGGTTCGTGATCGTTACCGTTCCGGTACCCGCGCCCGAGAGCTCGCCCGCGCAGGCCGCGAGAATCGGCGCGAGCGCCTGCCGCGCATTGATGCCCGCTTCGATCATGACCGCGTCCAGACCATTCGACGTGAGCCCTACCGCGGGGGCGCTTGTCAACGTGTCGACTATGGAGATGTGACCCGCCGCGGTTATGCCGAGCGCGCTGAAATTGGTCGGGAATGTAACGCCGGCGAT